GCCGAGGGTTTGTCACTAAGAGGCCATTTGACCAGATCTCCGGAATACTGGTAGACCAGATCCCGTCCGTCATTCCTCGACTGAATCTGCCCTGTCTCTGCGTAGATGCTCCCCTTGATTCTCGCAACTCTCCGGTAAACCGTTTCCTGACTGCAGTCGCAGTCCTCACAGTCTTCGACGAGTACATCGATCGTCTCCGTCAGCAGGAAACACGCCGCAACCGACCGAGCCCACAACTTCCACACGCAGAACGATGCCAAATACTCGGTCGCATAAACAACCCACTCACCACCGTCCGCATCCGTGATCACCGCTCCCGCGCCAACATCGACCGCGTTCTCCTGAGTCGATACCCGGAAGATGCGATCGCTCATATGCACGTTCGTGTGATTGTTCGTTGCCTCGAACTTCACGCCCTTGGATCTGGCTGACAGGAACTCTGTCGATGCTCCGCAATACTCGAGAGTAATCACGACGTAGTCGCAGAACGCCGTCAGCCAACTCGTGCAGCCGCACGGGATTTCCAGACAACACGATTCCGAAGCTGACTCGCTCATCGCCGATACCTGCGATTCCTCCGAATCATCGGAGTCGTAATGCAAACATCACCAATGCAACTCACCGGAGTCACACACGGAACATGCACAAACTCAAACAAGTCAGTGGACGAACCACACTTCTTCGCTTTGTACAGATCCGTGTATGTCTTCAGTACGTCAATTTTTGCCTTCAGGCCTGGAGTCCTGTCTTCGGAAGTGTCGCCCTCTTTCGTGATCGAAGCCGTACATGAAGCCGCAGTGATCTCTTCCGAAAGATCACAGATCTTCTGTTCCAACTCTTCACACGAAAGACAGCTTGCCACCGCACATCTCCTTAGACCTCAACAATTCGCCATTCACGTCCACTGTTCGGAGACGGCGCACAGATCTGTGCGAATTCCTTCTGGAATTCCGTCTCGTCAATCGGCTTCAGGACTGGCCACTTCAATTCTTTGTCACGCTCGACTTCCGTCCGGATCTTCGAGAACGATTCAAGGTATGCTTCCTTGACCGCGATCTCGCTGATCGGCTTCTTCGACTTCACTACCTTCGTTGGTCCGCCAGGACAACGAACAGCCCACATCGTGCTACTTGCCATTCTACACCTTCCTTCATGAACTGGAAACAAAAAGAGCGACGACGATCACTCGCCGTCGCTCTTCGATTCGTCATCTGCTTACCGCAGACTATGTTGAAGCACTGGAATCGCCGGTCAGCCAAACAGCCTTCTGTGGCTCTTTAACGTAGGCGTATCCCTTGCTGATACTGTCGTACTGAGCCACGATCCGACGACGTTGAGCTTCTTCGCTCAAGTTCAGTCGAGTCACTGCTGGGCGAATCTGATAGACCCACGCCATGAACTCAGGAATCTTACCGAAGAAGATCCACTCGTTCGCCTGAGCCTGTGTCAGACTGTATCGTGAGACGATCGCTGAGATCAGTCGCTGATACTCGATCGGGCTGAATGTCATCCCGTTCGCAACTTCAGGGCTCATGAAGTAATGAACCGTGTCGCCAGATCCCGGACAGGTCGCATCCTTCTCAACGCTGGTCGCGTTAAGCAAAGGCAGGATCCGGTCTCGAGTTCGCTGACTCGTGAACACGTTCAGATTCGTCACGTCGACCGACATCGGGCGACCGTGAACCAAGTCTGTCATGTCGTAAAACAGGTTCTTGACAGTCTGCAGGTCTTCGCCGCAGGTCAGCGTCAAAGAGGCCGCGTTGATCCAAGGTCCGCCTGAACCATCGTCGAACGGAGTGCCTGTCGCGCCATCTTCGTAGAAGATGTCGTACAGAGTTCCGCTGCGATCGTAAGTCGCGTTGTAGCCGATCAAAGTGTCGACCAGCTTTTCTTCGCGGTACAGGTTGTGAGCGTCAGCAATCTTCGGAACCTGCTGAAGAGCAAATCCGTTTGGATCCTTGCAGAGTGCTTCGCGAGTAAACGCGATGCCTGCTCCGACAGTCTTGCCGTTCGGATGCTCCAGATAATCTGAAGCAATGCCGTACAGTGGGCTTGGCTCAAGTTCGCACAACTCATGAACCTTGATGTCACTGAAGACACCCCAGTCCTTGAACGACTCTTCGCACTCGCCACGGCTCTCAACCGGAGTGATCGCAGAGAGCTTGTACTCTTCGCGAGGATTCTCCTGCAACGAGTAGCGGATGGTTCGCTGAACCATCTGATTGAACGTGCCGCTGGTCACGATGGCTTCCATCGCGTCCGAGCCCATGTTCATGATCTTCTCTTTGAAGTTCGGCCCGAAGTCCTGCTCAACGCAGAAATTCAAGTCGATATCGAAAGGCTTGATCTGCTTCGATTCAAGAGCCTCGTCGAATTCTTCCAAGACCTGCTCGCCGTGCTTCTTGTAAGCGTCAACGACTTTTTTCGTGAGTTGGCGATTCGCCATTTTTCTGTCCTAGTCTGAACCTTGGAATCACCACCAAATTATGACTTGAATTCAACGAGAGCGTAAGCCTGGCTTTCAGTTCCGCTGTCGTTCACAGCCTGGAAGATTTTCACTCCAGCAGTGTCGCTCTTCTGAATCGTGTCGTTGCTCAACAGATTCGATCCGGCAACCTTGCCGAAAGTGAATCCCTGTCCGCGAGTCCAAGTCGTCGGAGCCGCAGCACCGTTAACATCCACAATCTTGTAGGCTCGCTGGAACGTCGATCCTTCGCGATACAGAGCGAACGGGATGCAGTCCGGAGAGTCGTTGCAGACACCGTCGTCGGAGTCGATTGACTGCAGGTTCACACCCTGGAATTTTGCTTTCGCGGCAGTCTGCGTGGTCGCGAGATTCGTGTCCCATGCCTGATCCGTCTGGATCAGTGCAGCTTTCAGAACTCCAGTCGCACTGTCGCTTCCGAGGAAGTCGCCAGGGCACATATCAACCAGAGTGTCAGGAGGAGTCATGTGACGGATGTCAGTGACCGCAGGAACCTGACCGTACTGGTGCATTACTTCTAAACAGCGTGGCATGTTTCGCCCTTTTCAAACAAACGAACCGAAACGGTCAGTGACTACTTGCCAATCCCAAGGTCCGCCAGAAGCGTACCCTTCTTGTAACCGGCCTTTGTTCCCTGCGTCGGACGGTAAGCTGGCTTCTTCGCCTGCTCTTCCTCTTCCTTGACAGGGGTTTCTTCTGTGTCGTCCGGATTGTCGTCGATCAGCATCGGGCTGATCTTCGACAGGACCGCACTGAATTTCTTGCGAGCCCCTTCCTGCATTTCGCAGGCGCACTCGACGATTTCTTTCATCAAAGCATCTTCGACGGTAACTTCCTCGAAGATCTTTGCGAACTCAGCAGACACTTCGCTCTGCAACTTCTCAGTCGCTCGCTCGGCTTCCAGTGCGTCCAGACGAGCCTGAAGGCTGTCCTTCTCTTTCTTCGCCAGTGCGAGCGCGGACTCAGTCGCGTCAGTCGCCTGTGATTCTTCGAGAATTGATTTCACGAGTTCTGGATGCTTGTCGCGGAGTGTCTTCAGGTCCATGATCTCTTCTTCCTCTGATTCGAAAATGCCAGCAGTTGTCGCTGGCTTCGTGACAATGTCGACAGACCGGAGAACTTCGATGGATTCGACAATCATGTCCCCGTCGGCACCGACTTTTCCGGACTTGATCGAGGAGTTAATCGACATTCCCAACGACTTCGGAGCGTTCACCACGTCCCACAGGAACTGTTCTGCAACAGCATGTTTCGGATTGAAATGCACGTCCCCGAAGTAACCTTCGCCAGGACGATACTCAACCTTCTGACCGACAACAGCGAATTTGTCCCGATAGGAGCGACTGGTCGTTGCTGTCGCTGGATGATCGATGTAAATCGATGTCCCCGGCAGTAACTTCATCGCTGACTTCTGAACTCCGGGTGTGTCGTAGTTGCGTTTGTTGAGACTTCTCAACCCCAACAACTTGACTCCCCGGATAATTCCCCGCTCTCGATCAATTCGATCTTCAGCAATGGCTTCGAACGCATCTTCTGTTACGAGGATGTCACTCATTTGGTTCCGCCTTTGCCGCCCTTCGGTTTCTTCTTAGATCCGCAGCCACATCCCATGGCACTCTCCTTTTGTCAAATCGCCAAAATGACAATAAGTCATTTTGTACGAACTTGACAAGTTCGGTGCAACCGAATTTACACGTTTCGCGTCGGATCTTTCTTCGAAACGCCCTTTTCTTTCATCGGATCAGCTTTATTGCCCGCCGTTGGGCCGGGAGTGCCCATGTTTTGCGGTGCTTGGGGCGATCCCGCTGGCAACGGAAGCTCTGCCGCCATCTCCAACTTCCTCTGCGCGTTCTCGGCGACCGACTCCAGCCCTTCCGGAGCCAGAACCGTCTTGTTCGCGACGATCCCTCGATCCCACCAGTCTTTCATCACCTCGTGATCTTCCTGACGATTCCTCGTCTGAACTCGCGGTGGCTTGATCTCCAGCACAATCTGCATCACGTCTGCCACCGTCAGGTCATACTCTCCTGACTCCGCAGCGTACCACAGAGCCTGCTTCAGAATCCGCAGGTCTTCCTGAACCATCAAGCTCTGCTCATACCGCATCGCCTTGTGGAACGGCCCCTCCGAGACCAGCGTCGACGCGAAATTCCCCTCGCTGACGTTTGCCGTCAGCATGAATTCCGGCAGTTTCATGCCAGCAGCACACGAGCGGAGCAACGAAACCAGCGTTTCAATGTGGTTGCTGTTCCCGGCGCCCGTCTCTGGAAACTCGTACTTAATCTGCGATGGGATTGTGACGACTGCTGCTGACGGAAAGTCGAATGTCTCTGACTGCCCGCTGCTTCCGCCGCCATTTTGCTGCGTGTTCAGGTAACTCTTGACCGAATCGCTGGAGGGATTGCCCATAATCGTGCGGATCGCACCGAATGCCGCCTGAAACGAACTCGTCCGCATCAGATTGGCCAGCAATTTCTTCGCGAAGATCAACTCTTCGCGTACCGGCCAGTAAAGCGTCAATCCTCGAGGATCTGCTGACAGCACGTTTCTCTTGCGATGCTGAACCAGAATCTGATCCTGCGACTCTTCCATCTGCGGTATCGTGTCGCCCCGGTAATCGGCCAACACGTTTTTCCGGGTGACAAACCGCAGATCCGGATACCACACGTCCTTCAGGAAGTACGCGACCGGCTTTGCTCGCAAATCATTCGTCTTCCGGACGCCCAGCGAATCGAAGTATTCCTTCGAAGCATCATCCGGGTCGACGAAACTGCTCCTTGGATCGTCGTCGAGATCCTGCGGTTCGCCAAAGTAAACCCGGACCATCCCGTCGTCGTCGTAACTCAGCAGGTCGAACACCTCGCCGTGCCGGTCGCATCGCTGACTGACTTCCGACTGCCGTGTCTGCCACTGATTCTCCGCTGTCCATAGCTCGAGGAACGCCTCGACCTTGCGGACTGACTCAGAGTTCGGTTGATTCTCGTCCTTCGGCTTGACGGTGATCGCATGCCCCGTGTCGGCGATGTAGTAGGACCGATTGTCCTTCGCATTTGTGCCCCAGGGCATCCTGCCAAGCTGATCGCCGAGAACAATTGCCTCCCGGACATCCTGAATCGTCTCGGCAGGCTCGTCGCCACCGAACGGAAGCTGATCCCCGTTCGCGTTCACTCCGCCGCAACTGACTCCCAGTTCCTCAAAGATCCGCGCAGCGGCCTTCGTGGCGGCAATTGACAGTTTTTCGTTCTCAATGGTCCATGTCGTCGGCAAACCGTTCATCTGATGTCTCCTCGACATCAGATTACACAGGAAAACACGTCAAAACAATCTTAGTAAGACTTGTATGACGCCATTCCGGCCTGAACGAGCAGGTCGTTCACGCAAATGTCGCCCTTGAACACCTCCGCCAGATATCTGCCGTACTTCTCCTGACTGTCCCTGATCGTCCGGATGTCGATCTGAGAGCCGACCGGCACCA